GTTCTGGTCGACGGCGACAACGCGTTAGTCTTTCTGCGCGGTGGTGACTCAGCTCGGGTAGTGCGGTGTTTCGCCCCGCTTGCCCTCTCGTTTTCGGGACATGAGATGGTCCTTGAGCGTCCCGTGCGGCTGATGGAGCATGTGAGATTTGGCCAGTGTGCGCCAGTGGAGCTGTCACCGGGGAGGTGGCGCATGGTGAGGGATTGGGTCAAGGTCATAAGCCAAATGACCTCCAATCATGCTCACTTGCAACAACTCGCTTTTGTCGGGCCATACCTTCGTGGTGTGGCGGAATGTGAGTTGAGTCTCCACGTGGGTGTGCCTGTGTCACAAGCTTTTGCCGCCCGGCTCCTGCACTTGACGGAACATCACAGAGCTGTAGATGAGCACTTCTACAGAGATTATCAGGCCCTAGGCGTGGATGTTGACCGTCGTGCACAGGCTAAGTTCGTAGAGCCAACAACGTTGGCCAGGGAAAGCTTTTCAAGGGCATTCGGATTGGAACCCGATGCCCAGCTCGCAGTGGAGCGGTACCTCTCAGGGTTGTCTTTGGAGTTGAAACCCTGGGTCACAGAGGAATCTCCATGGGAAGATGAATTGCTTTCGAGCCGACCTGGCCTTGTTGACAAGTTCTACGGTGTATGGGAGTAACTATGGGTGTAGTGGGGGGCAATGAGGTCGTTGACCCAACTGGATAATGGCGAGTGAGGGGAACAGCGAGAGCTTTCCCTGATGAAGCGTAGGCCTCGTATCCCTGGTTCGAAAGGGTGTATAGCCGCCAAGCCACAGTTCAAAGGGCCCGGCTGAGTAGCCGAATCCAGGTAGTTCTCCGTCGTGTGAGACTGCAATTGTTGCCACATCTCGATTGGGGAGTGAGGCATGTACCTTTGGGGGGACTCAGGCGCAACGGAGTCCTTCGCGGGTGCATTCCCTGTCACAGGCCTGAGGCGGTGCGTCCTGTTTCGGTCTCCCGTGGAAAGCGGGTCCCTGCGTCATGGAAGGGCGTTTGCAAGTAGGCGTGTACGTCGGCTTTTAGGGAATTAGCTCAGACTCGCAGCACCGAGAGGGTTAGACTGCTGAATCTGGCTGCCTTCGGGTGGTGGTAGCTGGGGCTACGGCTATGTAAGTTTTCCTTCTAGCGGGCAACAAGCGGACGAAAGCACTCCCGAGGTACTGGTTCGAACCCAGCTTTGTCAATTGGTTTCTCCCCGGGCGGTATGGTGTTCAAATCACCAGTTCTACGTCAATAGGTATTAGGCAAAAGGGCGGGGTACATTTGTTAACGGCACAGACCGATTTGGTCCCTTGCAGGTGCATAGGAAATCCCACGCGGAGTGGACTTCCGCGAGTCGTAAAAAGTCCGGGGCGCTGGGAGTCTTTTCTCTCCCCTTCCGATTATGTGTGTCTATCCAGCGCCTATCGACAGAATGACACCACACCTCCAAGCCGGGTGTTGAACGAAGGCTTGCGCAGAAACCATGCGTTAACGTGATTTGGCAATCACGAAGGTCGTTGGCGTTGGTCTTCTCCGGGAGGCCGTAGTGCACCATCCAAATCGCAGTTGTGCGGATTGGGCCGGGTGGTGCTTCGTCTGGTGTCCAC